TTCCGGGCGGCGAGCAAGGCGTCGGACGCGGAGATCGAGTTGAAGGGCCTTGCCAACGGGGCAGTGCCTTACTCATATCAGAAGGCTGGGGTGGTCTACGCGGGAGCGAAGCGGCGGGTGCTGATCGCGGACGAAATGGGCTGCATCAGCGGAGATGCCGGTTTGACATGCAATCGCGCGAGCAAGGGCTTCAAGATCACGTTGCGCGATCTGTATCGTAAGTTCAATGGGATCACGGGGAAATGGAGGAAGGGCATCTCGACACGAACGAGATCGCTTGTCGATGGAGAGATCCGATTGAACGACATCGTGGCCGTACTTTACAAGGGCGAGCAACGAGTTCTGCGAGTGCGTTTGGCCTCGGGAAAGGCACTCGTATGCACGCCAGATCATGAGATTGCGACTGGGTTGGAGGCATGGACGCGGGCCGATGCACTTATGGTCGGATGCGTCGTTTTGACCAACGGTATCGCGGCATGTCGGCTGTGTGGATCCACTACCGGGGTGTCCGAGTACAAGTACGCAAAATTCCCTGGCGTATGTCGCAAGTGCATGTATCGGAAGATGCGACGGTCTCGAAGTAACAAGGGCAGCATGGTCGATTGCGATGGGTATGTCCGGGTCAGCGGTTGCCAGGATCATCCGCGAGCGAATCGTTCTGGGCAGGTCTACGAGCACATTTTGGTTATGGAGGATCACCTGGGGCGAGCGATTGGTTGCGACGAGCAGGTCCATCATGTCAATGGCGATCCATCGGATAACAGGATCGAAAATTTGCGCGTGTTGTCGCGGTCTGAGCATTTTGTCGAACATCATCGGCACTGTAATTTGGATGGGGGGATTCGGCGTGGTGTTGCCGTGGTTTTTCTGCCTGTTGAGGATCGTGTTGTTGCCATTGAAGAGGCTGGGACGACGGATGTTTACGATTTGGTCATGGCAGATCCGGCGCGCAATTTCGTGGCGGATGGCATGATCGTGCATAACTGCGGCAAGACACCCCAGGCGCTGATCACGGTCGCGCAGTTGGACGCCTGGCCCTGCCTGGTCGTGGTTCCGAAGGCGGTCTTGCGGCAATGGGCGCGGGAGACGACCAAGTTCCTGGCCGGGCGCACGGCGAGCCTCGTCGGGCTCAAGGGGACGGCGAAGCGGCTGGCCAAACACGGGCTGGTCGCGGGCATGGGCGGGGACGTCGTGGTCATCAACTACGACATCCTGGGCAGGCATCTCGATGCGCTGCGGGCGCACGGATTCCGGTCGCTGGTCGTGGACGAAGGCCACTACATCAAGAGCCGCAAGACTGCGCGTTTTAAGGCGGTTAAGGAGCTGTCGGGGATGCCGGGTCTGGCCTGCACGCTGCTGTTGACAGGCACGCCCGTATTGAACCGGCCCATCGAGTTGGTCGCCCAACTGGACGTGTTGGGTCAGCTTGATTCGTTCGGTGGGTTCATGCCGTTTGCCAAGAGATATTGCGCCGCACACGAGACGAAATACGGCTGGGACATGACCGGATCGTCCAACCTGGACGAGCTGAACCGGCTCTTGCGGGAGCGCTGCATGATCCGGCGGGAGAAGGCGGATGTGCTGGCCGAGTTGCCTGCCCTGCGGCGGACCGTGGTCCCGGTCGAGGTCGATGATCCTCGCGCTTACGAGCGGGCCATGAACGACATCGTGGCTTGGATGGCGGCGAACCGGGGATCGCTCCCGTCCGAGGCGGCCTATCGCGCTGAGATGCTGGTTCGGGTCGAGGGGTTGCGACAGCTCGCGGCGCAGGGCAAGTACGCGAACGGGGTGGCCTGGGTACAGGAATGGCTTGAGGCGGCGGAGGGGCAGAAGCTGGTCCTATTCGCGCATCATCGGAACATCCAAGAGCGGCTGCTGGCGGACCTGGCGGCCTACGGCGCGGTGTCGATCAGCGGCGGGGACGCGGACGCAGCGCGGGACGCGGCGGTCCAGCGGTTTTGGGCGGACCCGACCTGTCGCGTGATCGTATGCAGCCTCAAGGCGGCGAGCGTCGGCCTAAATCTCCAGGCGGCGAGCAACGTGGCCTTCTTCGAGTTCGGCTGGCACGCGGGCGACATGGACCAGGCGGAAGCACGCTGCCATCGCATCGGGGTGCAGGGTGCTGTCACGGCTTATTGGCTGGTCGGGGAGGACACGTTCGACGAGGACATGGTCGCGTTGATCGAGGACAAGAGGGCGGTAGCTCATGCGGCGGTGAGTGGAGGAGAGGTTGCGCCGCAGACAGACGTTGTGTCCTGGTTCGAGCGTTTGGCGGCGCGCAAGGGTGCCATGGATTGAGAATGCGTTTTGTGCTCTTATTTTTTAGTTGCTACTCTTCCTATACCTATGTTGACAACCAAATTTCACGGTGATAAGCATGCGGACATCGGATCGCAGCAACGATTGCTGCTTCACGAGCGAACCTGGGTTCGCGTAGAGGTGTCACATGGCGAAGGAAGAAAAAGTTGGCGTTACGACTAAGTTCAAACCGTTTGTTGACATTAGATTTTTGCGAGTGCGCATCCATGGCACGGACACGTTGATCGTGCATTCGTGGTCGGAGAAGGCGATCACGGAAATCCTTGGCAAGCAGATGAAGGTACCCAAGGGGGCCAAGGGTGAGCGCGATCCTGAGATGGATTTTGAGGCGGGCAAGTATTACGACGTTAATGGTCGTGAGGCTTTCCCGGTGACGGCGGTCAAGAACTCGATGATCACGGCGGTCAGCTCGGTTGGGGAGATGAAGAAGACCAACATGAGGCAGGCGTTTTTTGTCTGGGGTATTGAGGACAAGGAGCGCGCTACGATCTTGTTGACGTCGGGTGAGCCTGCGGTTGGAACGATGCGGGCGGACATGGTTCGGCTTGGTGGGCCTGGGAACGCGGCGGACATCCGATTTCGGCCGGAGTATCCCGACTGGATGACTGACATCATCATCGAGTACAACGCGTTGGTTGTATCAAAAGACCAGATCGTGAATCTTTTAAACATGGCTGGCTACGGGGTGGGAATCTTCGAGTGGAGACCAGAGAAAGACGGTTACTATGGTCGCTACTTCGTGACTGAGGCAGAGGAAATTACGGAACGTCCGCAGTGGGTGAAGGCGACTTCATATCTGCGCAAGGGCGAGATGGATATCCAGACGATCTTGCGGGCTTTGCGGGACAAGAAGGCGGTTTCTGGGACAGAGGTTGTGAACAAGAACAAGAAGGGCAAGAAGGTCGTCGAGGAGACTGAAGACGATCTGGAGGCATAGCCTCTTTCAAAGGGTCGGGGTCGCCGCTTAGTAGGGCGGCGATCCGGGCTAGGCATGGCAGGCGAGTCTGGGAGCGGTATGGTGAGCTGTGGAATGGAGTGGACTGGAAGGCAGGATAGGTGAGGCGCGTTCTGGCCTGGGTAGGTCGGGATTGGCGAGGCAGGATAGGTTGGGTCCGAACGGGCGCGTTGTGGGGTGGGATGGCAAGGCAGGTATGGCAAGGCTATGACTGGCGAGTAAGGGTAGGGAACGGCAGGAATGGCACGGGCAGTAAGGGCTAGGTGCGGCCAGGACTGGCAGGGCAGGAAAGGCCGGGCGGTGTGCGGGAGGCGAGGATTGGCGAGGCCGGGGAAGGCGTGGGATGGCAGGAATGGCACGGGGAGTACGGGATAGGTTCGGCCAGGATTGGCAGGACAGGCAGGGACTGGCATGGTTCGGACGGAATGGGTATGGAACGGCAGGCGGGGCTAGGTCGGTTCTGGTATGGCGCGGATAGGCTAGGATTGGCAACGTGAGGCAGGCGTGGAAAGTTAAGGCGTGTTGAGGTCGGGCCGGGACTGGCAGGAGGGGATAGGTCTGGCGGGGATAGGAGAGGTTTGGAAGGGATTGGCAGGAAGGGCAAGGTCGGCTCGGAACGGCGCGGCCGATTACGGCAGGCGAGGATAGGCAAGGCCAGGCATGTTGTTGGCTGGCAGGGACTGGCAGGATTGGCACGGAATGGTCGGGTGGCGTCTGGTGTGGTAAGGCGAGGATTGGCAGGCGTGTTTCGGCAAGGTTCGGACGGATGGGCTGGGCGCGGCAGGTTGGGAGTGGGATGAATTGGCTTGTTGAGGCCGGGCTGGAGAGGCCAGGTGGGACACGGTGGGAATGGGCTGGGACCGGATCGGCTGGAATGGTGGGGTATGGAGGGCCAGGGTGGCGCTGGGCAAGGAAGCTTCTGGCGTGTCAGGAGTGGAAAGGTCTGTAGGGGTGCCGCTCGTCATGGAGCGGAAGCGTCTGTAGGAGTTCGAAACGCAGCAGGGCTGGCATCTCTAGGGGTGCCGGCCCTGTCCTGCCTTGCGTAAAGAACTTGTGGTATACAGCATCCATGAGCAACAAACCTGCAACCCAAGAAGGTTCCATGCAGTGGGGGCTCTCGCCAGAAGGTGCCGTGTTCAGCGAAGATTTCGAGGGCTGGCTTTGGATCCCAGTGGATCGACTCATCGTGATCGACCAGTGCCAGAATCGTGACCAGTATTCTACCTGGGCCACCCCCTCATGGCAGGGAATCTCCATCTGCGGCGTGCATCACACAGACCAAGATGAAAAAATCGACCGGTTCGTTAAAGCATGCCTCCACGGTCCCATCTTGCTACAACCAAAACGCCTGTGCGCCGTCCGTAGCGTATCCTCAGAAAAACCGCCAACCAACGTCATGGTGCTCGATCACATCTCCGTCGTGAAAATACGAAAATCCCCCTTCATCGACCGACTCTATAGCGACATGGACCTGATAGGACGACTCCTATCCCTACACACAAACATCCCAATCCCGATCTCTTGACAAACTTGTCGCACAAAGCCTAATTTCAATGCACGCTCTAAGCTGTAGCGGTCCCAACCATAGACCGCATAGATGTACAAGGCTGAAAAAGATGACCCGTGTCACGATGCATATGATATATCATATTACTGTATCGAGGGGACCATGAGCAAAGCGGTCCCATACTCAAAACTCAAGAAGATGCGCTGCCATAGAGAAGTCTATGAAAGACTGTGCGCTGGTTATCCCTTCCCAGAGGTGGCTAGGTTTATTCAAGAGGACGAAGGCGAGTACCTAGACGTAGGTCGCCGATCCCTCATTGAAATATTGCGCGACTATTCCGAACGCGAAATCGTCGGCGTAGATCTGATCGCACCACGCTTGCCGCATTTGATCGTGAAGGCACAAAAGGAATTCAGTGACCGATTGGAGGATCTCCGTCGCCTGGAGCGAGCCTACGAGGCTTTGTTGTACAGATTCGATATGTCTCATGGTGCGGAGCGGCGTAACGGCAGGGTGAACGCGGACGTAGACCGGCAGGCCAAGGTCTTGATGGACTATGTGTCCAAGATGCACGACATCAAGATGGACCTGGGGCTCACGGGGTCGCGTGATCTTGGCACGTTGACGGTGAGTGCAGAGCGTCTTGCAGAGATTCGGGACAAGTACGGCGAGGGTGCGGCGCGTGCCTTTGGAGATCCGGTCTCACGAGCCAAAGTTCTTGGTCTGTTGAAGCGTGTGATGCGCATTTCGGAAGACTCTGGCATCGACGATGCGGACGTTGAAGAGGCGAACCTGGGTTCGCGTGACGATCCCGAACTTTATGAGGACGCCATAGAGGCCGAATATTGTGAGGCGACTACCCCAAAATCGACTAGCGAGAGTGCCGAACAAGATTCGGAAGACAGATGATCGTAACAGGCAACAATGGTCGTCGCAGAAGCATTAGGACGACCAGCGAGGACGTGTTGTCGTTCGAGGATGGGTACGCCCTATGCACACCCGAGGAGCGCGCCTTAGTCCATGCTTTGTTGAGCGATGACCACCCAAACGATGCGGCGAAGCTCAGTTTGGAGTTGAACGATTCGCTCTATCAGCGGCCATTGGTGCCGATCCAGCAGTTCATCGAAGATCCTTATTACCTTGGGGACTCCATGATGACTCTGTATCCGGCGTTAAAGCAGGATATTATTGACCTTTTTGCGGCTCCATACAGGGAAGTCGTGCTCACGGGCTCAATTGGTGCCGGCAAGAATTTTTTGGCATCTGCGGCGATTTGCCGAATTTTGTACGAGCTGTCCTGCCTGAAGAACCCACAGATGACGTTTGGGATGTCTCCTGGTACAGAGATGGTGATCATGCTGATCTCGAAGAACCTCGTCTTGGCCCGCGAGGTGATGAAGACCAGCATCGACGACAAGGTGAAGCTCAGCCCGTACTTTATGCAGCACTTCACCCCCAAGTTCTCGACCGACTACACGCTGTTTCCCAACAACATCCGCATGACCATCGGAAGCTATGGGGCAGAGCGTGCCTTGGGAGCGAATATTTTTAGCTGCATGCTGGACGAGTGTTTAGGAAGGGAAAGCCGGCTCAGCATTTATGACAATGGCAATGGCACACAGTTTTCCGTTGGTGATCTGTGGGCAATGGGGCCTGCGGATCGTGACGGGTTGCTGGTTGAAGCGCTGGACCATGTGACGGGTCGGCAGACGTGGACGCCGTTTCGGATGCGGCTCTCCACGGTGCAGCCGTTGGTACGAATTGAAGCCGAGGCGAACCCAGGTTCGTGTCGAGCCATCGAGCCTTCACTTGAACATCCTGTATTGGTGCGGCGCGGCGACTGGCTAGTTTATGTCCCGGCGATTGAGATCAGCGTCGGGGATGAAGTGGCTTGGAGGCGCGACGATGGCGATGTGCCAGATGATGGAGAGCGTGCGGAGACATCGCGTGCTATTTGGCTCCATGCAGACGGTCGATGCCTCGGAGGATGCCGGGCCGAGTGTTTGCGAGTTGACGACCTGCCAAGTGAGTACCGACTCGTTCGAGTAACCTCGACGAGCCTGTTGCCAGCCGAGCAGACCTACAGCATCGAGACGGACTGCAAGACGTTTGTGGCTGACGGTTGCGTTGTCCACAACACCAACTTCCCGCCCAAGAGAAGTGCTCAGCAGATTAACCAGACGTTTGGAAAGAAGCTGACGGCGGCCAACTTTGACATCGTGGAGAAGGTGTACCGATCCATGCTGCGGCGCATCAAGTCGCGCTTCCAGATCGCTGGCGGCGACTTTCCGGGCATGGTCATCATGGTGTCTTCGGCTGCGACCTTGGACAGCTTCACAGAGCGCAAGTTGCGGGACGCGCGTCGAGACCCAACTGTGTTCGTTCGAGATCACACGGCGTGGACATCGAAGCCCAGGGATCATTTTTGTGGTAAATGGTTCTACGTGCTGTGTTCAAAATCCAGCCTTCGGTCTCGTATTCTCGAAGAGGGCGAGTACAACGAGATCACGCAGGAGTTTTTGCAGGAAAACAATGCGTGGATGATCGAGGTGCCGATTGAGTATAGGGAGGACTTCGAGTCCAACCTTGAGGACTCCTTGCGAGACATCGCGGGCGTGTCCACGCAGGCCATCTCGGCTTTTTTCCAGAGGGTGGATGCCATCGACGCCTGCATAGTGGATCGTCCGCATCCATTCTCCAGCGAGGTCTGGGTGGCTGGGTCGCCGGCGACGTTTACGTGGGATACGCTATGTCGGAAGATCGAGCGGAGACTGCCGGGTGGATTTGTAGAAGCCGCATGGGCACCGAAGGAATCTCCAAGCCATCCTCGTTGGATTCATATTGATACTTCCATCAGTGGGGACTGCGTGACGGCGGATACGCTGGTGGCAACCCCGGCTGGGAACGTTCGTATTGATTCCATCGTTGCGGGAACTCCTGTGTATAGTCTGGGTGCAGACGGAAAGTTCACGGTTGCCACTGCGACGAATCCTGGTCTGAAACGGCGGGAGTCGCCGTTGGTACGTGTCGTGACAGATGGGGGATCGATTCGGTGTACGCCCGATCACAAGTTCATGTTGCGTGATGGAACATATTGCGAGGCCAGGCTTTTGCGGGATGGAGATTCGTTGATGCCACTGTACAGGCGTTGTTCAGCTAAGCATCCTGGACGTCGCGGGGGTGGAGGGTACGAGGAAATTTATCAGCCTGCGTCAGAGCGGTATGCGGCAGCTCATCGTGCGGTGGCGGAATATAAGATAGGTAGATTGCTAACTGAAGACGAGTGCGTTCACCATGTGGGAACCGAGAATCCAGACAATAAGTTAGACAACCGGCCAGAGAATCTGGAGGTGATGGCGAAGCGGGACCATTGGCGTTTACACCAGACGCTGATTGTCGCCTACAACAAAAGTGAGCGGCATCGTGCCTGGGCTCGGGAGTGGGGGCTATGGTCTTGCACGCATCCGACGCCTGCCATGGTGGAGGCGCGTCGTCGGAATGGGAGTGCGCGGTGCCGATTGATCAATGCGGGGGAATCTAACCCATCTAAGTCGGAGAAAAATAGGAAGCGATTTGGGGACATGGTGCGGGAGCGGCATGCCAATGGTTTGTGTACGGAGAACTACAAGAATTTTAAAAGACCTGAAGTGCGTGAGAAAACTCGTGCGGCGGCGTCGATTTCCAATCGAAATCGCCAATGGAGCGATGAGAGCCGACGCAAGTTATCCATTCGCCGACAGGAATACTTGGCCAGGGTTGCCTCGGGTGAAATCGAACAGAAGCCGGTTAGCGCGGAGACACGGGCTAAGATGTCTGCGTCGCGTCGTGGCAAGACATGGACAGATCAGGCTAGAACGAATCATATGGCCTCCTTGAAGCCACAGGAGTGGACAGAAGAGAGCCGGGCTAAGATAGCAGACGCCAATAGAAACCGCGTGTGGAGCGAGGAGAGCCGTCAGAAATGTGCAGAGGCACAACGGAGACGGCATGAGAAGAAGCAGTCACAGCGGGAGATTAAGAATCATAAGGTTTTGCGGGTGGAGGATGCGGGCCATGAGGATGTGTATTGCCTGACGGTGGACGGTGAGCACAACTTCGTGGTGGTGTTTGGCGAGGATCGATTTTCGTCTGGGGTTGTGATCCACAACAGCACTGGATTCGTGATGGGGCGGATAGAAAGATGGGTAGAGGTAGTGCGCCGTGACGGGGACGGCCATGCCTATACGGACACCGCGCCTTATTACGTCATCGAGGTGCTTCTGTGCATTCGGCCTCCGACCGGCGATCAAATCTACATGCCGGATTTGAGAAGGCTGGTTTACGAATTGCAGGCGCATGGTTTTCCTATCCATGGGTTTTCGTCAGATTCATTCCAAGCCGTGGAAATGCACCAACAGATTCGGCGGCACGGAATCCATACCGAGTTGATTTCGATGGACCGCATCATAGATCCATATGAGGAGTTGAAGTCGGCAATTTATGAAAAAAGGATTGAGTATTACGGGTATACTCCATTGCTTCAAGAACTAAGATCGCTTGAGTATGATCGTGTAAAAGGAAAAATAGACCATCCTCGTCATGCCAGTAAGGACGTTGCCGATGCATTGGCTGGCGTGGTCTGGGGCCTTCGCCAACAGGCCGCTCGCTTGCCGTGGGCTGCGGATGCTGATACACCAATAAGAGCGGTCGGTCATGAGCATGGCTGGGTGAGCGACATGATCCCAGCGGAGGACGTGGATCTCGAAGATGTGAGGTTAACTCGCAGGACGGGTGCCGCCGCATTAGATATCATGCTCCCATTTTTCATAGGAGATGACTGAAATGGGCTGGACGGACACTGTCAAAAAGTTCTTCAGCCGTGACACGACTGGGAAGGTGTCCGAGCTGGCGAGGGGATCGTCTGGCGAGAACATCATGCCGCAGATGGGGCCAGGCGCTCCAAACTCTGGCATGGGCGGGGCGTACCAGCAGCTTTCCACCATGCTCTCTGTCGATGCCGATCTCATGCTTCGGTATTCTGACTATGAAAACATGGACGACTATCCAGAAATATCTTGCTTGACCCGAGATTGCAAGGTCGCTATTCTGGACGTGCCAAAGAACAGCACGCCAGGAGGAGACATGGCAATTGCAGGGATCAAGTGGAAGAGTCTGGGGTCGTTAGCAGCGCGGCGGGAGCAGTATCCAGACGAGCCGTTGTACGTGCTGGCCATCGATCATGCGCGGCGAAAGATTGTGCCAGCACGGGCGAGAGGGCCGGTGCAAACAGGCAGTAACGTGCCTGTGCTGAAGGTGACGTTCGAGGAACACCGATCTTCGCCCGGCAATGAGAAGCGGCGGTGGATCATCCGCTGCACGCCAGAGCACCTGTTCATGTTGCGGGCTGGGCATTATGTTCCTGCACAGGCACTGAAGGCTGGAGATCGGCTAATGCCGTGTTCTGATGGTGTCGGCAAGAATGGATATTTGCGAGTTCGTGATCCATTCTTTGTAGATGCGCATCGAAGCACTATTTATCACAATATCCACACGCTAGTAGCCGAGGAGTTGATGCTGGGTGGACCAGTGCCGGTTGGGCACGTCGTTCACCATATCGACGAGGACAAGACCAACGCGCATCCAGCGAACCTCGTCGTGGAAAGCCGTGCGGCGCATACAAAGATCCATGAGATCGTTCAGCGTCCCGAGATCCGAGCGCGCATCGCGGCCAAGATCACGGATCGTTGGGCGGACCCTGTGAAGAAGCTCCAGATGTCCAACGCGATCTCGGCGGGCAAGCAGCGTGCATCTGCTGTGCGTGCGCCGTCCACGTCGCTGTCTGGCAATCCTGATCCCAAGGGCATCCTGTCCGATGAGCATCGCCAGAAGATCGCCGAGGCGCACACGATCCCGCTGGCGGCGGATGTGGTGCGGGCGGCGGTGCAGACCTCGCACTCCATCTCGGAGGCGGCGCGCAAGCTTCATGTGGATGATTCGACACTCGCACGTCGCATGTCCAAGATGGGCATCACACGCTCAGAGTTGGGGCAGTGCGTGCAGACCATTCATGAGGGAGAGGCGGCATACGCCAACCATGTGGTGGTGTCTGTGGAGCCAGACGGCTACGACGATGTGTACGACATCGAGGTGCCGGAGTATCACAACTTCGCCTGCGAGGGTGTGTTCGTTCACAACTCGGCGCTGGACATCTATGCCGACGACGCGACGATCATAGATGCCGTGCATGGGCGGGTGATTTGGGCCACATCGAAAGACAAGATCGTCCGGGACATCATTAACGACCTGCTCCATCGGCGCATTCGAATCGAAGAGGACATCTGGGTTGCGATTCGGACGATGGGAAAATACGGAAACATTTTCTGTGAAGTGATCGTAAACGAGAAGGGGGTGTTGGGCCTAAATTGGCTGCCGCCTCCTACCATGCGTCGCATTATCGACGGTCGCGGAAACTTGGTTGGGTTTGTCCAGGATCCTTCGGGGATGTTTGCGTTCAACATTGCGACGCGTGATGACCTAGAAAAATTGCGTGTGAAACGTGATGGATCTAGCGCGGTCTTTTTCTATCCTTGGGAGGTTGTGCATTGGAGGCTTCGAGGGAAGCAGATGCGCGCCCTGTACGGCTACTCCCTATTGGACTCGGCGAGGTGGATTTGGAAGCGCTTGATCATGCTGGAGGACTCCAGCCTGGTCTGCAAGCTCACCAAGTCTCCGTCGAGGTTTGCCTTCTACGTTGACACCGGGGAGATGCCTCCGCGAGAGGCGCGGGCCATGGTCGATGAGGTACGGCGTCGCTATAAGAAGAAGCGGATCGTCGATCCATCTACAGGAAAACTAGACTTTAGAATAAATCCCATAGCACAGGACGAAGATATCTTTATCCCGACGAGGGCTGGAAAAGAGGCTTCTCGCGTTGAGGTGCTTTCCGGGCCTGACTACGACGACACCAATGTGCTTGGGTATTTTCTGAAGAAGTTGTACGCGGCGATCCGCATTCCCCCGCAGTATCTCGGCGGGACAGAGACGACAAATCGTGCTGCGCTTACTCAGGAAGACGTGCAATTTGCGCGCTTGGAATTGCGTATACAGCACGAGTTTGTGAGCGGGTTGTCGCAGGTGGTGCGCGTGCATTTAGCGGCGCTCAACATCGACCCTGATTCTGTGCAGTGGGATCTGCGTATGCCGGCACCGAGCAGCATTTTCGAGATGCAGCAGATCGAGGTGTGGAACGCGCGAGCTGCATTGGCTGCGGCATTGCGAGACTTCTTCACGATGCCGTGGATTGTTGCGAACATCTTCCACATGTCCGAGGAAGACGCTCTGTTTGCGACCGAGGCCAAGAAGAATGAGGACGAGGCGACTGCCATGGCGCAGGCGCAGGTACAGGCTGAAATCATGCAGAAGTTCCCAGAGCTAGGCCCGATGGGTGCCATGGGTGCCATGGGAGTGCCGCCCGAGGGAGAGCAGGGGCAGGCGGGGGCGTATGAGGACGTGCGGAAGGAGATCCGGCGTGTGTTGGCCGAGAACAGCGGAAGCAACAACGAGGTTTTGCGTCTCCTGAATCGTATTGAGCCTGCTTTGAATCGGGTCGAGCGGAGAGTGCGCGGGACCAAAACCGGGTCATGATTGCGAGGTGATTCATGTATGCGAAGTCACAAGATTTACAGAAATGGTTGGTAGGAAGCTCCGAAGAGCTTCTCGACCGCGTGACTGAGGCGGTGGCGCATGCGGTTGGTTTTGATGTGGAGTTGATTGCCACGAAGAGCGATTGCGCTCTGTTTAGAGATCAGTCTGGAAGGCTTTCCGAGGCGGTGTTCACTATGCGTGATGGTGTAGTGGAGGACGTTGAGATCCGGCGCGATCCTGTGCCTGTGTACGAGGAGGCGCAACTTCCCCGGCTGGTCTCGGACGAGTTGCGGGATATCACAGCGGGTCTGTTGCATGGGAAGCCGGTGACGCGAACCCAGGTTCGTGCCTTGGCTGGGATCTTACATGCCGACGAGGACTACTGGCTAGGCGACGTGCTTGCGCGCATGGACCAGGCCATATTGGCGGAGGATGCCGATCACTGGCATACTGCCTACCAGGCGAACCATGAGAAGATCCGCACGGCGATGTGGGGGTCTATCCGGGAGCTGGAGGCGCGTATTCCGAAGACGGCGTATGCCAAATTGCCTGCTGGTCGGTTATCGGAGTTTTCGGGAGAGTTAGATGAGTCGCTTGGGATCGTTTCAAACCGCCTAATGGAGATTGTTGACGGAATCTCTAGCTTGGTGTTTGATAATGATAATGGGTTCTATGGTGCCATCCGCGAGTCGTTGATTGCTGAAGCGCAGCTCATCCATGGGCTGCTCGCCAAGGCCGTAAAGTTGATGCGCGCGGAAGATCTTGAGCGTATGGCGGTGGCCCATGATCGACTGTGCGGGCGAGCGAAAACCATGGAAGTAGTGGCTGCCTACTTGATGGGGCGGTCCAAGAAAGGCGCGGAGGAGACGAAATGAAGAACAGGTACAGCACGAACACCCTGCAAGAGGATCTGAATTCTCTCGGTATTGGTGGCCTGAACGAAGACGTCATGGCATCCGTGGCGTTGGGCGTGCCGCTGGCCGAGAAAGCCAGCGCTCGGGACATGGACGACGAGGAGGATGACGACGAAGAGGACGAGGACGGCGAGGACTACGAGGAGTCGAAGCACGACCCCATGGACGGTCCGTTCGTCACTCACACTCTGTTCGACCGCATCATGGCCTTGCCGTTCGAGCGGTTGGACGAAGATGACATCGAGCGCGTGATCGAAGGCTTGAAGACCAAGCGCATCCCGCGCAACATTCAGGGCATCCAGGAGCGTGCGGAAGAGGTGGCTTCGGACCTGTTGGAGCGCTTGAAGACCATCGTCAAGGCGGGCAAGCGGGCTCGTATCCAGATCAGCAACTCGCCGGAGGCCAAGAAGTCTCGGCGTGAGCGTCGCCTGACCTACAAGAAAAAGAAAACCCAAATCAAGCGTCGGGCAAAAATCACCGCACGGAAGGCCCCTGGCAAGCGTGCTGCTCTCAAGACCGCGATGGCGCACCAACGCATGGGCGATAGCCAGTCCTTCGCCGTCGAGCTGGAGCACATCCTGCACGAGCACGAGGAGCGTGGTATGGGCGTGCGCGATGAGATCCTGGTCCGTCTCGACCGGATCATCGACCTCGTGGTTGAGGAGTTCAACGACGAGGCCGTGGTGGAAGTGTTCGAGGAGGCCGTGGAGTCTCTGTCTGCTTCCTATGCAGCCGGTCGTCTGGACGAGGATGTCATGGACGCGGACGCCTTCCTGACGGAGCTACGTCCGATCATGGCGTTGGTCTCGAAATCGCTGGACCGACTGGACACGGTCGGATCGGGAAACTGCTAAGGGGCCACCTGGGCGAGGGTGGCCAGAGACGCCGGACGGGGACGACCTCCGGGCGGTTGGAGCTGATGGGTTACGAGTCGGTGAAGAAGGCCGCGCGTCTGAGCGGGAACAAGACGGATCGCAGGGTATCACCAGAGGCCCGGCGGAAATCGGAGCGCAATCCCTTGGCGCGAACAGGACTTCAGCGGAAGCGCTGAGGAGGGTGATAAGATGCCGCAGTTACTGATCGAAACCAGCAAGCCCGTGGCGTTCCAGATGACCGAGGCTCGTGCGGCCAAGGGTTCGGGCAAGCTTGTGGCGCGTGGCGAGTTCGGTCGGGTCGGCGTACCGACGCAGAACGGGCGTCGCTATTCCGAGTCTCTGATGAACCGCGAGATCAAGCGTCTCAATGAGGATCTCAAGTCGAGGCGGGTGCTCGGAGAACTCGATCATCC